GTATGGGCGAATTAATGGGTTACTTAAGGTAGGGTCTGGAAGTACAGCTATTGTGGTTGAGGACGTTAATTCAGCCTGTGTAGTTGGTATGTTCCCAGATTGTTCTGGTTGCGCCTTGCTCGGGACTGTGTTAAGCACACAACAGAAGACAGAACTATGCCACTTTACTAATGTAGTTATTGCATTAGATAAGGATGCTAGTAAGAAAGCAATTAAGCTTAAAGAAAGGCTAGAAGGAAGAGTAAATACCAGAGTTGTATTTCTCGAGGATGATATAAAATGTATAGGAAACATGAAAGCAAAAGACATATTAGGAATTTAGGCATTTTTACTTGGTCATACATTTGCTGCTCAAGAACAGGAAAAGCTTCTAGACGACATCAGATGTTCTTTGATAAGAGAGATGCTTATGGCCCCTCTAGTTTTACGGCTATATGTACCTATATGACGCATCCCCATCTAGCCCCACCTATTGTAGTTTTAAATTAAAGTCGCCGAAATCTTTTCAAAACGGCAATCACTATATTTAAACCTAAAGTCGAAGCTGTCTAGTACCGACTATAAACTACAAGGAATAGGTAAATGAAAGCACGAGGTCTCATACTCATAGATTATGAATTACCCGGGGGGTACATGGAAGCTGCAGAAGAGCAGAAGAGGCTTGAAGAAGCCATGAACAATTTGGTTAGGGGTAACAATAGGGTTTCCTACTACCAATGCGATATTAAGGAGAGGCGGGGAGATGCCAAACCAGATCTCCGGAAGTTAAAAATAAGAACCGGATAAGAAAAAAGCCCTCGATCACAAATCGGGGGTTTATTTTTTGTTCTCACTAATGTATCTATTATTTACCTAACGGCAAATAACAAGGTGACCATGCTAGATACATCAATATTAAAGTCCCTACTAAACTATGAGTTCTACGAGCAGAACAAGGGCAAATTAAACCGAAAACTATTCGCTGACGAAATAAGATCGTTATACACAGTACTTCTCGGAGCTCACGAAACCTTCCAACATGATCTAACATCCAAAGAGTTGTATAAGATATGGGAGACAGAAAACCCTGTATCCACCCGAGCTGAAAGAGCTGAGATAGAGGACGTTCTGTCCTTAGTGGATATGGAAGAGGAATATAGCCCAGCCGTAGCAGCAGACGTTATCTCTAAGCTTTGGCAGAGAGACGTAGGTAAACAGATTGCTACTATTGGATTAGAGATATCTGAAGGTAGTTCTTATGCAATTCAAAAAGCACAGGAATTATTAGAACAGTATAGTGGTGGGTTTGTCGGAGATGAATTCGGCCCCAATACTACACAAGACATTGATGAACTTAAACTCGATATGGATAATACCAATCGTGCTAAGTTTAACATCGAGACATTATCTCGTCGTGTCTATGGCATTCAAAGAACCGAGTTTGGAATTATATTCGCCATATCTAATGCGGGTAAGACTGCATTTGTAGTTAGCTTATGCTTAGCCCCCGGTGGGTTTGTAGATCAAGGGCATAAGGTAGTCATACTTGGCAATGAAGAATCCACTAGGCGAACAGTTGCTAGAGCATATTCAGCTGCAACAGGTTTGACTAAAGAACAGGTATTAGAAGACACGGAAAAGGCTAAGGTTATATATCACGCCAGAACCCGAGGCCTAATAGAGTACATAGATACTCAGGAATGGGATTTAGATAAGATAGAAAGGTATATTAAGAAAGAAGAGGCTTCGATTGTATTCATAGATCAGGCCGATAAGGTTACGATTGGAGGTAGCTTCAACGCCTCCCATGAACGCCTACGGGAAGTGTATAGACGCATCCGAGAAGTGGCTAAGAGACAGAACTGTGCAATATTCGGTGTTTCTCAAGCCAGTGCTGAAGCTGAGGGCAAGACCCGCCTGTCATTTACTATGATGGAAGGATCTAAGATTGGTAAAGCAAGTGAAGCAGATCTCATAATTGGCATTGGTAAAACTGAAGTCGAGCCAGATGATGAGATACGGCACCTTACAATTTCTAAAAATAAAATAAGCGGATGGCACGGCACAATAGCCACAAAGATACATCCCCAAATATCAAGGTACACGGAGTAGAGAAAATATGTTTAACCTAACAGGAGAAGTTCTAGTATGGGACTTCGAGACCACAGTAAAAGACGTTAACGGAAAGACTGATAATTCACCATTTAATAAAGATAACAGATGCGTTGGTGTCTGGTGGTGTATAATTAGCAATGGAATAATTGGCCCCGTACACAGACTTGTATGGAACCATAATGAGAAGCCCCAGCCTGATGGAAGGGATGCGTTTCAGAAAGATCTAGATCGGGCAGATCTGATTGTAGCGCACAACGCTAAATTCGATACAATATGGGCATTAGAGCTAGGATTTAAGATCAGTAGCTCAATATGGTGTACTATGATTGGAGAATTTGTTTTCGCACGGGCTCAGCAAGTTTCGCTTAGCTTAGAGAATACGGCTATACGCCGTGGCGTTACGCACAAGAAAGCGGATCTAGTTAGTGGTATGTTTAAACAAGGTATTGGTTTTGAGGCTATGCCTTATGATATCGTGGATGAGTATGCTGAGGCTGATGTAATTTCTTGTGCCGAAATATTCCTAGCTCAAGTTAATGAGCTGGAAGAGGATGCAGGTTTAAGGCCTGTCATAGAGCTCATGAATGAGATGTTAGAGTTCTTAGTAGAGATTGAGCGTAATGGTATCCATATCGATATAGCTGCTCTTGATAAAGTTGAGGCTGAGTTTATTGCTGAGAGGGATGAGCTTATCAGACGACTCACAGAGATAGCTAGATATGTTCTAGGGGATACTCCATTTAATCTAAACTCGGGGCAAGATCAGACAAAGATAGTTTATTCTCGAGAAGTAACAGATAGAAAACTACATGCTCAGCTATTTAATATTGGCATGGGGGTTACGGGAAGACCCCTCCCAGCTCCTCGATACGGCAATACTAAGCATAATGCATGTGTACGAGCATCAACTCAAGTAATTAAAAAGACAATTGCTGAATGTTGCCCTACCTGTAATGGATCGGGTCGTCAGTATAAGGTCACTAAAAAAGGTGAACCCTATAAGAACCAGCCTAGGTGTAAGGCGTGTGGTGGGGATGGTGCTGTATATACATCCACCGGACAAACAGCGGGACTTAAACTAATCCCTCTAAACCCTAGCTATGCAAGTATTAATGGTTTTAAGGTTGATAAGGTAACCAATAAGCTCTTAATCAATCAAGCTAGAAGCAAAGGTAATGATCTAGCTGTAGAGTATCTTGAAAAGACTAGCCGGCTCAATGCAGTAAATACATATCTTAACTCCTTTGTTGCTGGTATTAAGACATGGGTTAGAGAGGATGGCATATTACATGCTAACTTTAATCAGACAGTTGCTCGTACAGGTAGATTAAGTAGTAGCAACCCAAACTTTCAGAATATACCAAAGTCTCAAAAGTTTCCTGTTCGTTCATGTATTGTAAGTAGGTTCGGAAATTCTCATGAGATCATGGAGGCCGACTTCTCAGGGCTTGAATTTAGAATTGCAGGGGAGTTGAGCAGAGATCCTCAGATCATTGATGATATATTGTCAGGTAAAGATGTACATAAGCAAACTGCGATGATCATTAATCAATGTGAAGAATCCGAAGTCACCAAAGATATGAGACAGGCAGGAAAGGCGTATACGTTTTCACCCTTATATGGAGGTATGGGCATGTCAGAGCCGGAGCACGTTCAAGAGTACTTTAAAACGTATTTTACTATATATGCAGGACTTAAAGATTGGCATAGGCAGCTCATGGATGGGGTACTTAAGGATGGCATAGTTCGCACTCCTAGTGGTCGTGAGTTCCTTTTCCCCAATGCAAAGAGACTAGGTAATGGTCGTATCACTAATGCTACAGCCGTTGTTAATTATCCAGTACAGAGCTTTGCTACTGGAGACTGTGTTCCTATAGCCTGTATCCGAGCCCTTAAATACTTTCGTGAACATAATTTAAAATCTAAACTCATCCTGACTGTGCATGACTCAATCGTGGTGGATCTCTTATCCGAGGAAAAAGATAAGGTTGTTGCAGGATTACAATGGGCAATGGAGGGCGTGAAAGACGATCTCCAGCGTAGGTTTAACTATACTCCGTCCCTTCCCCTAGACATAGAAATAGAGGCTGGAAAAAATTGGATGGAAATGCAGGAAATAGTTTGACTAGTTACCTTAACTAATGTAATATTTAGGTTCCACTTTAAACAACAGGAGTTCGGAAAAACATGAACCAAGTTGCACTCGCTAATGAGGCTGAAACAAGAAACATTCTCTCAGAATTAATGGGAGAAGAAGAGCAGAAGATTAAAATTGATTTTCTTAAAATTAACCATGATGGAGAAGACAAACAAGGACGCGATGTTAAAAAAGGATCGCTATCTCTATCTAACCAAGCCGAACCTGTGTACGCACAGGAAGCAAAAATCCATGTGTTAGCACAGTATTTCCAATACCGTGAGCAGGATGAAAAAGGTAAAGTACAGAATAAGACTGTTCTTATGACTGACTTCCGTAAGGGAGAGCCTATCGATATGAAAGGTACTCTCCGCTGTGGTAAACCTACTCGTAAGTCACTTAATCAAATGACTGAGGATGATCAGAAGTTCTGGTCAGGTAAAGTTAAGACAACTCGTATAATTCGGGGTGTAATTAACTATACAGGTAAGACTGTAGACGGTAATGAAGTTACAATAGAAAATGTACCTTTCCAACATTACATGAAAGGCTCAGGGTATAATGATTTTGAGTCAATCGTGGAAAGTATGCCGTATGGTAAGAAGTTCCAAGATTATATAATCAACGTAAAGACAGAAAAGCGTGGTAAATATTACTACACTACATTCTCTGTTGATTTTGGAACCCAAGCGGCTTTCACACCAGAACTAGCCAGTACCGCTAAAGTATTTGTGGATATGGCTCGTCAGGAAAACTCTGTGATCACCAGTAAGTATAATGAGGCCTTAATGGAAACTACCTCAGATACTCAAGTGTACGAAGCTGTAGCTTCTACAGGTGATCTAGCGTCTGACTTAGCCTAATCGGGAGGGCTTCGGCCCTCTCTTCACCCCAAACTTATAGGTGCTTATATGCTTTCTATTATAGAGAGCCAGCTCCGTGCTGTCTTAGAGGATCTCTCAAATGAGCAGACTCTAGAATTTACTGCAGAAGACAAGAAAAAAGCAGTAGAACAGTTCGCGGCGGCTTTAGATAAACAGACTACCCCTCGGGAGAAAGATCCTAGAATTCGCATGTCGAATGTAGGTCGTCTACCCTGCCAGCTTCAACAAGAAATACAGTTAGGATCTCCTCGAGAGAGAATGCCCTACAATCACTGGATCCGTATGATGATCGGAGACTGTGTTGAGATCCTAGTACGCCTAGCTCTTGATAAGACAGAGGTAAATGTCACCTCAGATGGCGATGATGTAAAGCTTGATGTTAGCGATACGACAATCAAAGGCACTAGCGATATAGATATCGATGGAGCTGTGTATGACATCAAGTCATGCAGCCAATACGCTTTCAGAAACAAATGGAGCGGAGGTTTCCAAGCGCTGTATAAAGCAGACGACTTTGGATATGTTGGCCAGCTATATGGTTACGCTGATGCCCAAGATAAAAAAGCGGGTGGCTGGATAGTCGTTGATAAATCTTCCGGTGAAATTAAAATTGTAGAGGTGGATGCCTCTAAGGAGCAAGAAGCTTTCATCAGACAGCATAGGGAGCAAGTTGTGGATCTAGTATCTAACAACCGTCCCTTTCAAAGGTGCTTCGAAGAAGAAGAAGAGACGTTCTTCCGCAAAAAAACCGGGGGCAAAGTCCTCAACAGAAGCTGCTCATGGTGCTCGTTCAAACAATCGTGCTGGCCAGAAGCGCAGTACCTCCCGAGCCGCCACTCCAAAGCGCAAAGCAAACCCTATAAATGGTATATCGAGTATCCAGATGATCCGAACACAGAGCGCTAAGGCTAAAGGCCGTAATCTTCAGAAATGGGCAAGGAATAAGATATTAGATCTTGTCCATGATCTGGAGCCCGATGATGTCAAAAGCACCTCTATGGGGTGCTCAGGAGAAGATGTGCAGCTCTCGCCTTTTGCGAGAAAGCATATGCCTATCAGCATCGAATGTAAGGCTCGAAAGAACATAGCTGTCTATTCCTATTACTCACAGGCTGAAGAGAACTGTCCAAAGAAAATGGAACCAGTTGTTATAATTAAAGCCGATAGGAAGAAGCCTCTAGCCCTTGTTGATGCCGAATATCTATTAAAACTAATTGCAGAATCGAGACGCAAATGAAGATAGAAGATATCCCCGATAATACAATAATTCTTAAAATAGATTTAAAGGATGGGGCCCAGCTACAGGTATCTGTAGGACACAGTGTCGAAACAGATGATTTTGATGATGATGAACTAGAATTTATTGATGCTTTAGTATCCGGTATTGGTATCCATCTTGAGTATTCTATGGAGACAGTCCTAGCGATGGGGCGTATGTCCAATATGATTAAAGATCTCCTAGAGGATGAAGAGGGAGAGATTAATTTTGAACCTGATCAGAAGCTTATAGAGGCTGTAGATAATAGCAAACATAGTAATGTTATTTCTCTAGCTAAGAAGAAGCTACACTGATGGATGTAGTTAATCACCCCCCGCATTATCAATCTAGTATCGAATGTATTGATGCAATGGAGGCCATGTCCTCTGGGATCTCTATACCTTCGCACCAATCCTACTGCTGGCAGAACTGCTTTAAATATATTTGGAGGTGGCCATACAAAAATGGTCTCGAGGATCTTCGCAAAGCTCGCTGGTACTTAGACAGATTAATCAAACAACTAGAAGAGGAGCGGCGATGATTACTCAAGACGATATTCAAGGTTTTGAATACTATGACCACAATAAAGAAAGCCTACGAGATCCAGATACCTACCTAGGTAATAGTCCTCTCGATATGGTTAAGCATTTTGCTCGAACATATGGGCAAGCCCTAGGCCAGAAGTGGGAAAAGGGAAACGAGGATGATCTCCTTAGAACCCTGCTTGTTAATGAAGAATATACTGAAGTCTTATCAGCTGAGACTGCAGAAAATATGCTCAAAGAATTGGCTGATTTAGTCTACGTCACTTACGGGTTTTCCGCGACCTTTGGGTGGGATTTAGATGAAGCAGTTCGAAGAGTACACGCATCTAATATGTCGAAACTAGATGTTGATGGTAAGCCTGTCTACCGAGGGGATGGGAAAGTCCTAAAGGGGCCAAATTATGCGGAACCAAACCTAACAGATTTAATATGAGGAATAATAATGATTAAGAATGAGTACGGGCCAACA